CCGGGAGCGACCTCCGACCGATAGGGAACGTCCAAATTCGTATTGACGACATGTCTCAACACAGCGTCGCACGCCCGCTTGGCAGGACGCGCTGGGGCCTGCCTAAATATGCGGGCTAATGCGGCGCCAATGAGCGGTAATAAAACCGAAGCCGAACAATAGCAGAGCAGCGGGACCGCTACCCAGAACGCGACGCGTCGTAAGTGGTCCCAAAACCCGATGTCCCAATACGTATCCCACTCGACCCTGTCTCGCACCCAATCCACATTCTTAAGCGCTTTACGCACCAAAGGGTAGATCTTCTTGATGGGTGTGATGAACTTCCGACACGCGACCTGATTAGCGCGGTCAGTCGTGGAGATGCGCGCAGCTGCGCCCTCTGACTTCTTAGCAATCGATGTTGCTATCAAATCCAAGTCAGCGGCTTGTTTCGTTGCTGCGTCTGAGGGTTCTTTACCTTGCCTGGTCCACCAACTACAAATACGGTGATACCAAGCAGGAGTTCCCGGGACATTCGGGCCGCCCGGCTCACCGCCGGGTCCATGTAGACATATCTCCTCTGGAGGTGCCTCTTCTGGCACTGCATCCTGAGGCACGTGGAGGGCTGCTAGACGCGCTGCTAACACGGACATATCTTGGTCCGGCGAAGCCACGCCTGCAGGTTCGACATTTCGAACAACCCGCCTACGAGTACGTCTTGTACGCTGATCCTGAGTCTCACAGACACCTATCTCAACACTAGGAAAAACTTCCTCGTTTGATGGGCTTTCCGGGACCACTAAACCCTCAGGTAATTGTGCGGGTGTTTCAACACACGCTTCACTCACAACCGGGGCTATAACACGTTCAGCGACATGGGGACTCACTTCTCCGTCATGAGAGCTTACGCTGTCACCCCCCAGTTGCGCCGGGCCTACACTGCCAGCATCACTGCTGACAACTCGCTGAGGCCTTCCGCTAAACCAGGGCGCACGCGGTACGCGGGCAGAGGGCATCCTCATGCTCTGCCTGCCACCGCCGACAAGCGCTTCCGAGTCAACTCTCTGCTCGATAACTCCTCTCAAGACGGGCGGTTGAGCCTGCCTCGTGCGGTCATGTTCTTCAAACCTTGCGCTCAAAAGGACCCCTGAAGATGGCATGCGTCGCGCGACGTCAGCTGCCGCTGACCTTGCAACGTCTGCCTCTATGAGAGCTGCTCGGGCAGCGCTAACGCTGACCCTTACAGCTCCATGGGGCCCTCCGAAGTTCACTCCTTTACTTCGATGAGCGCTGAAC